GGCGGCGGTTGTCAACCGCTATGGTCGTCTAATATCTTAAGACGTTCCATCTTTGGAAGGCTTGGATTTAATTGTGCTTTTACCTTCTCGGGACTCATTCCGTTGTTTCGCGATTCGCTTACGACGGGTTGGCTTCTTGCCTTCCTCAGCGTTGGTGGCATTATCCACCGGCAAGGGTGTATGACAAACCCCTGTTCTAGCGCTGAGGACATCCTCGTCAACGACGACGTCAACGCGTGTAGGTGCTGCGGTAACGGGTGTGCAGCATAGAGGAGCTGAAAGGAGTTCCTCTGCCGACTTGATGGTAGCCATCCATTGCTGGAAAAGCTTTCTGTCGAAGTCAGCAAACTGCTCACCAAATTCCACGTCCATCCAGCCTCCAACATTTGTATTGGGGTACTGGACGGATTCATCGAATTTGCTCCACCAATTACCGATTCCATGAAGACACTTGGGTCTAATGGGTGACAACAGTAACACGCGTTTGCAATACTCCCCGATAACCGGGGTATTTCCGTCAGTGGCGACATAGGACATTGCTTTTTCGACCAACTTTTGCTCAGGTGTGACGCCTTGAGGGAGGCGAATCGTAACATGGAACTTCGAGAGTTGTCTCTTGACATCGCACATACTATCAGGAAGTCCATTCCAGACTTCTGGTGAATAGTAGCGTGCCAGGAAATTGACTCCGCGTTCCCCTCGTTGCAATACATTCGCTTCCAAGATGAGTCCGACCTTTGATGCTGCCCAAAGATGGTTCTTTGAGGGTAGGTCAGCATCAAGACCGTCGTCACCAAGGTGAATTCCGAGCGCGTCGAACGCTTCTTGGGGCGTGTACTCACTTCCGTTTTCCTTGCGGACATTTCTAAAAGCGAGGTATGCCGTAAAAGCGGCGCGTAGCGTTTGGAACAGGCTTGTTGCGGAACATCCTGATCCATGCGATGGACCCTGGTCAAACGTCGTTCCATAAGGCAAGTGTCCTTTATTATCGACATTCGTCTTAAGTAATTCGTTCAATACAGTGCGGTGGTTTGAAAAGGCCTTCATACAAACCACCCGCTCAACCCGTCTTAACACATATGTAATCGTGCCATCCATGCGGTGATAATCTGAAATATTTACTGTTTGTGCGTTGCTACAGATTTCAGCTACACGGTGCGCGATTTCTAGCGGTGTTTTTCCGGGGCCATACCACTTAAACCGCTTGCAATGCTCTGAAAGAGCCAGTGCAAACATAGCCATATCCAGTTTATCCGCGTCATTGTATGTTGAAATATTCCTAGGGTCCTTGACATTAGGATATGCTTCAGCCTTACAAAAACATTTCAAAACCATCTTGCGATAATGGCCTGTCAGCACTGCTTTGCGTAAAGACAGTTTCTGGGCTGCACTGGTCTGTTTTGAATCCACATTTTCATAACAGACAGGTTCCAGGTGCACATTCTGCACGACGAGTTCCGCAAACTCGTCCATGCACTGATCACGGAAAGGTGAAGGCTTGGGTTCAGGCTTTTTAAGGCTATTAATCCTTCCTTCTACGCATGCTTCCTCTCCCGCTTTGTTCAAGACGGGGGCGAATGCTCCATGTACCAGTGGGCTCATGAACGCGGACAACTTCGGCCTCGCTTCCTGATCAAATTCCATCGGTTTGTACTGGTAGGCCCTTACGCCCTGAGCCACGGGAAAAACCGTGGGACGGACTGAAGGCCCTACCTTCCGATGATATTCTGTCAGTACAACTGCAGACGATCGGTCGTCCTTAATCCAGCTAGCAGTCGTCGGCAACATCAAATTAGTTGTGCCGAGACGTGCTGCAGATGCGATGCAATCATCAACCGTAGACTGGACAGTGGCGCTAAGCCAACTGTCTGGTCTTGCGGTCGTGGTGTATGGCATGCCATTCTTGTCGACAACATTAAATCTTACAAAAGGCGTACCATCTTCCGCTTGGATGATTGGTCGAAACCTAGTGAGAGATTGTTCATCTAGCAATAGCTTAGGGATCCATGAGGTCAGTAAACCCCATTTCCTCATCGGCGAAAGCAGGATGAGTTGTCTATGCTTGCCAACTTGTTTCCTTTCCACGGCATACGCAACAGCACAGTATGGCACTCCGAAAACTGTTCGGTAGGCTATGAGACTGTCCTGGGCGTATGTCCAGAGATGATGTTCATACGAACCTCCACCAGCCACAAAGGTTTTCAATGTTCCCTTGTTCGTAAAGTAGAAGCTAGTATCATCCTGACCTGCGCTCGTTGCCGTTTCCGGCACGACGGTGTAAATCAAAATTGGTTTCGCTTGCTTGGTTAACATATTTGGCATATCCAAATAGTAATCAAGATCACAAAGATATAGCAGTTCATCACTTGAAGGCTCATCGCATCTATTTGATGCATTGACGTCCTTAGCCCAGAACCACTGGCGAGAGCCCCTAAGGCCACGTCTTTGATCAGAACGTGACATGCCGACAACATATAGTTCCACACCCATGTGACGACACATGGTCTGCGCGAACCGTGTTGCGGCAGTTCTCAAGCCAGCAGCCGAGGCGTGCGTATGACCCGGAGTAAGCACAACCGGGTCAAGCTCGTTAGAGGTGAACGCGTCACGGGCGAGATCTGATTCAATATCAGGCCGCTCGGACACGTACTCCCCAAGGAAAGAAACAACAACTCGCAAACTCTCCTTCTTCGACACCACGTAAGCCAAGGTGGCCGCAGCTCCCAAGGCTCCAAAATACAATATTTTTGCGTTTACGTTGCTTTCATCTCGCGATTGTTACACCGTTTGAAGATCGCCCCCGTCAGACCGCCAGGATGGGAAGGCCTCTCAGCCTGCACCCGTGACGGACGCTTCAAGACCGTGTTCTTTCAGCGTGAGACTCTGAAGTTTGATGTAATTTCAGAGTGATAATTAAACCATTAGAAAGAACCTTCTTACCTCAGAGCGAC